ACAAGGACTACAAGGTACTCAAGGAACTCAAGGATTGCAAGGTAATCAAGGACTACAAGGACTACAAGGTTTAAGTAATCAAGGTTCTCAAGGTCTTCAGGGAACTCAAGGTACTCAAGGTCTCAGTAATCAAGGTGCTCAAGGAACACAAGCACTTCAGGGTACTCAAGGATCTGGAGTGCAAGGATTGCAGGGCCCAGCAGGAAGCGGTGGTGGTTCTTCACTAAGTATTTCCACATCAACTTCAAGCACTCCACAATTTATAACTTTTGTTTCAAGTGCATCTACAACTTCTATTGGAATTACTAATTCTAATCTGACATTTATTCCTTCAAGTGGTTTTTTGGGTATAGGAACCACAAATCCAACATACAAATTAGATGTTTTTGGTCAGGGTAGATTTACTAAAATATTTACTCCAGAAATAAACTCAGCTGGTGCGGCGCAGGTGTATTTTGAGTCTGCTGGAATACGTGTTGATGGAGATAGTTCTTTTGATGGTTATATACAAGTTGGTACTGGAATTACAATGTATGCTTCCACAGGAATCGTAAGCGCAGTTTCATATCGTGGTGATGGTTCTCAATTAACCGGTGTTTCTGGTGGAGTAACAGTAACTGATGATACTGCAACAAATGCAACTCGTTATGTTCTATTTGATGATATTACAAGTGGAACTGTTACTGGAGTAAATGTATCGTCATCAAAACTTAGATTCAATCCATCTTCAGGAACACTCTCCGCAACTGTATTTACTTCTCTGTCTGATCAAACTCAAAAAACTAATGTAAGACCAGTCACTAATGCTATAGAATTGGTAAATCAAATGAGAGGAGTTTATTATGATTGGATTGATAATCACAATAAAGGTTCGGTTGGTGTAATCGCACAAGAAATGGAGCAAATTTTACCTCAAGTAGTTACAAAAGATCCAAATGGACTTAAATCAGTTTCTTATGGAAATATTGTTGGAGTTTTAATTGAAGCAATCAAAGAACAACAAATTCGTATTGAAGAATTGGAGAAAAAAATAAATGCCTAATCAATTTACATCCAGTGTATATGGAGATTTAGAAACATATTTTCTAACTGATTATGCTCTATTGGATCAGTATATTGGGGATACTTTATGGACTTGGGGCCGTAATAGTTTTGGACAACTTGGAGTCAATAATACTACATCTAGAAGCACTCCAGTTACAACACTTCTAGGTGGAACCAATTGGAAATCCATTGCTTGTGGAGATGCCCATACGGTAGCACTCAAGACTGATGGAACTTTATGGACTTGGGGTCGTAATTTTTATGGTCAATTGGGAGTCAATAATACTACATCTAGAAGCACTCCAGTTACAACACTTCTAGGTGGAACCAATTGGAAATCCATTGCTAGTGGATATGCCCATACGGTAGCACTTAAGACTGATGGAACCTTGTGGACTTGGGGCCGTAATGATCTTGGACAACTTGGAGTCAATAATACTACATCTAGAAGCACTCCAGTTACAACACTTCTAGGTGGAACCAATTGGAAATCCATTGCTTGTGGTTTTTATCACACAACAGCACTCAAGACTGATGGAACTTTATGGACTTGGGGTTATAATAGTTTTGGACAACTTGGAGTCAATGATACTACATATAGAAGCACTCCAGTCACAACACTTCTAGGTGGAACCAATTGGAAATCCATTGCTAGTGGATATGCCCATACGGTAGCACTTAAGACTGATGGAACCTTGTGGACTTGGGGACGTAATAGTTATGGACAACTTGGAATCAATGATACTATATCTAAAAGTACTCCAGTTACAACACTTCTAGGTACAACCAATTGGAAATCCATTGCTAGTGGATATGGACATATTATAGCACTCAAGACTGATGGAACTTTATGGACTTGGGGTTATAATTTTCCTGGCCAACTTGGAATCAATGATATGATACCTAGAAGCACTCCAGTTACAACACTTCTAGGTGGAACCTATTGGAAATCAATTGCTTGTGGTTTTTATCACACAACAGCACTCAAGACTGATGGAACTTTATGGACTTGGGGACGTAATTATCTTGGACAACTTGGAGTCAATAATACTACAGATAGGATTACTCCAGTCACAACACTTCTAGGTACAACCAATTGGAAATCCATTGCTTGTGGAGGTGACCATACAATCGCATTGACAGCAGGACAATCAGTAGATTTTTCATAAATACTTCAAAAAACTATGTACGCACTTATTCATAATTCACAATTGATTTTAGGTCCAATTCAATATAATTATCGTTTGATTAATTCTGATCTGGAGGAACTTGATATTGAAAGTAGAGTATCTCCAAGAGATTATGAAAATATTCCAATTGAACTTGATAGTGACACAGAAACTTTTTTACTTCCTGTTGTTGAAATCATTCCACCTTACGATCCAAGATTTCAAGGAATTGGAAATTTTGAATGGGGTATTATTAAGGAAAATGATATTCCAATTAGAGTTGAAATGTCATATTTAATTAATGACAAATCACTAGAACAAATTAAAGAAGAATATAGAAGACAAGTATCACCAATTCGTAAAGAAAAGGAAAATACGACGATTGAAATACAACTAAATGGGTCTAGTGTTTTAGTTTCAACAAATCGTGAAGATAGACTATCTTTTGTGAGTAAATTGATGGCATCTCCTGGAGCGCATAATTTTAAGTTTGGTGGTGGTACATGGTTAGAAATCACTACTACTGAACTTGAATATATTATTTCTCAAATTGATTTAAAAGTACAAGAAGCATTTGATTGGGAATATCAAAAACTTCAAGAAATTGATGCGTGTACTACTGGTGAAGAAGTTTATAATGTAGTATTAATAGAACCTCAAGAAGTGGAGAATCCAAATGCCTTACCAACCAGTAACTAATTTTGTAGATAGTGGTGGTGGTGATTTGGGTAAAAATTTAATCACAAAAGATTATTTTTTAACCGTTTATCCAGAAATATTAAATTCTTTGGGTAATTCTGGATTAGTAGTAAGTCCCGAATTGTGGTCTTGGGGTTATAATTATTCTGGGGAGCTGGGAACCAATGATAGAACATTTAGAAGTACTCCAGTCAAAACAATACTTCAAAGTGGTAATTGGAAATTTGTTAATACTGCAAGAAGTACCATATCAGGAATCAAGACTGATGGGACTTTATGGATCTGGGGAAGTAATAGTTCTGGACAACTTGGAGTCAATAATACTGCATCTAGAAGTACTCCAGTTACAACACGTCTAGGTGGAACCAATTGGAAATCTATTGCTGGTGGATATAGTCATACGGTAGCACTCAAGACTGATGGAACTTTATGGACTTGGGGTGCCAATTCAAATGGACAACTAGGAGTTAATGATGATATAACTAGAAGTACTCCAGTCACCACATTACTTGGTGGAACTAATTGGAAATCGATTGCTAGCGGATCTACTTATGTAGTAGCACTCAAGACTGATGGAACTTTATGGTCTTGGGGTCGTAATGTTTATGGGCAACTTGGAATCAATGATACTACAAATAGAAATACTCCAGTCACAACACTTCTAGGTGGAACCAATTGGAAATCCATTGCTTGTGGAATAGATCATACAATAGCACTTAAGACTGATGGAACTTTATGGTCTTGGGGTCGTAATATTTATGGACAACTTGGAAACAATAGACAAACCTCTGTCACTACAGTTGTTATTACGGGAACAGCGACTGCTGGAGATAGTATTTTTTATACATCTGATACGACGGGACTTGATCCTTTTGGTTCTTATAATGCCATATATACAACTCCTCCAGCATATCCATTTGATGGACCTAATTTTAGTTATATACAAAATTTAATTACTAATGTTTCTGTAGAATTTAATTCTTTTTTGGGCGGCTTTAGTAGTAATTATAGTGGGACATTAACATTTGAACAAGTTTCTTCTCCAGATAGGTATACTCCAGTTACAACACTTCTAGGTGGAACCAATTGGAAATCTATTGCTGGTGGATATGGTCATACAGTAGCAATCAAGACTGATGGGTCTTTATGGTCTTGGGGTAATAATTATGCCGCAGAATTGGGAATTAATGATACTACACCTAGGAGTACTCCAGTTACAACACTTCTAGGTGGAACCAATTGGAAATCCATTGCTGGTGGAAGAATGCATACAATAGCAATCAAGACTGATGGGACCTTATGGGTATGGGGTGGTAATACTTATGGACAACTTGGAATTAATAATACTACATCTAGAAATACTCCAGTGACTACATTTCTTGGAGGAACTTACTGGAGGTCAATTGCTAGTTCTCCTGAATCTAGGCAGGTTGTAGCAATTCAATCTGTAGATTATATCTAAATACTTTAAAATACATTATTTTATATGAATCCTCTTGAGTTGGTCTCTAAGACATTATATTCTTTTAATGAAAAGGAATTAACATATCAACTTTTAGATGCTTTTGGAAAAAAAGCAGAAACTTTTCAGCAATATAATGAAGTAGCAAAAATATTTTTTGAAATTAAAAATTTTTCAAAAGCAATTGAATATGGTGAAAATGCATTAAAAAATGCATTACTACAAGAAGAAAAACATGTAACTTCTAAGAATTTAATTAGTGCTTACAATCAATGCAATTATCCAGAAAAAGCAATCACTCAAATTGAAAAGTGTAAAAAAATTACACCAAACGATCCAGAACTTTTATTTGAAGAAACCATATCTTATTCGCAACTAGGACAAACAGAAAAAGCACATAAACTTTTGTTTAATCTTTCAAAAAGAAAAAATTTACCAGAAGAAGTAGAAAAAAAAGTACAACACAATCTATCTGGATATTATTTTGATAAAGATGATTTGCACACAGCATTTTCACATTTTTTGATTGAAACTGAGAATGAAGCATATAAAAATATTCAATTACCATCTATTGAAAAGTGGAATGGTATTATTGAAGAAAATAGAACTATTGTAATTGATGCAAATTGTGGTGCTGGTGATGAAGTGATGCATGTTCGGTTTATGAAAAATTTAAAAGAACTTGGAATGAGACCAATTTGGGCAACCACAAGAAAACATCTATCGGAAATTTTTAACTATAATGGATTTGAATCTGTTTGTGTTTGGGATAAACCAGAATATCCAAAAGATAGTACATGGGTTTATGCTCTTTCTCTTCCGTATCATCTCAATCTTACAGTTCATGATTTGGGAAGAACTCCATATCTAAAACCACTTCCAGAAAAGGAAGAAAAATATTCATATCTTCAAAAAGATAAAAAGTTTAAGATTGGTATGTTTTGGAATTCAGACTCTGGATTTGAACAGGCACATTTTAGAAGTGTAGATTTCTTTGATTTGTGGAATGTAGTACATAAACCAGAATATTCGCTTTACTCTTTACAGATGAGTGATAATCCAGTTCCAGAAACTTGTAAAAATGATATTATAGAGTTTCATTCAAAAGACAGAGAGTTTGCTGATACTTTTTCGATCATTAATCAAATGGATTTGGTGATTACTTCTTGCACTTCTATTGCCCATATTGCAGCTTCAATTGGAAAAGAAGTCTGCGTTTTTGTTCCTATTATGGAATATTATTCTTGGACAAGTTTAACAGGAAAATCTTGGTGGTATGGTGATAATGTTCATTTATTTAAACAAAAGAAACCAAGAAATTGGAGTCATCCACTTAAGGAATTGGGAGAGTTTTTGAATTCATTATGAAATTTCATACTTTTTGTACAGATAATATTCCGAGTTCTTTAATTAATCAGCATTCTGAATGTTGTAAAAAATTAAATATAGAAATTGAATATCATTATGTTTCTTATGAAAATAATTTTCTAAGAATATATGAACAACATGGAGAATTTATGACTTTATTGATGAAATATTCTTCAGAAGATGTTGTATGTTTTTTGGATTTGGATTGTATACCTCATGATAGAGATGTATTGCAAAAATCTTATGATTGGGTAAAAGAAAATAAATCCTTTTGTGGAAATGCTCAAAATGTATCTCATACTAAAATGAGAAATCATGTCTATGCTGGTGCTTCTACATTAATGATTCATAAAGAATGTTGGGAACATTTGGGAAGTCCAAGTATGTCTTGTGTTTTTGAAAATGATCTTACTCAAATAGATACTGCACAGTTATTAACTTTGCGGGCAGATCAATGTGGATTTTCATATCGTCTCTTTTATCCTATAGGATATGATGGACCAGAAGAATATGAATTATCTGGATATGGTAAATATGGTAGGGGAACACTATATCCTGCTACTTATCATTTTTTTGCTCTAACTGAATGTCTGGATAATATTCCCGATCTTTGGACAAAAAGAGTAGAAAATATATTAAACAATCAAAAAATTATTCCAAATTATTATTCTTCTTTTTATGGATTATAAATTTTTATTTTTAGTTGGATCTTCTATTGAACATTTTGTAGAAGAACATTTTAGTCGTTATACTATGGAACAAAGATTCTTTCAGACCTTGGATACGATTGAATCTATAAGAACAAAAGTTCCCAATGCTTATATTTGTTTATTTGAATGTTCTTATCGACCTATTTCTGATGAATATAAAACAATTCTTCGGGAAAAGGTGGATTTATTTTTAGAGTTCTATGATGAACCCGGAATCAAAATTCTTTATGAAAATTTCTCAAAAAAACAAGAACTCATTACTTTTGGTAAATCTTTATTAGAAACTAGAGGTATTCTAAATTGTTTATATCTACTGAAAGAAAAACAAATTTTTACTGATGTAAATAGAATTTTTAAATTGACAGGAAGATATACCTTAAATGAAGATTTTCATATTCAAGATTATGAGAGTAAGTTATTAGAAAATTATTATATAGCAAAAACTTATACATATTTGGATGAAGAGAAAAAAATTATGAAAATTGATGATTTGGAAAATATCTATGCCTATCTTTATCATGCTGAAGGAATGATAGTAACTGGATTATGGTCTTTTGATAGAATGTTATTTTCTGAAACAATAGAGGCATTGGAAAGAAGTTTTGTATATCTTGAAAAAATGATACAATACACTACTGGAAATGATATTGAACACGCACTCTATAGGTTTTTAGATAAGAAAAAAATTATTCATACACCAAATCTTGGATTAAATGTAAATAAAGGAATGGAGACTGCTAATTATTCAATATGAAAGTAGCAATCTTTTATCATATCGGACAAATTGGTCTTGGTGCCTTTATCTATCAGCAACAACTTCATCGATTATATGCTTCTGGTTTGCTTGAAGAAGTAGATCATATTCATTTTGGTGTTAATGGGGATCAAAAACTTTTTAATGTTCCTAAAAAGGCAATTGTAAAAAGAAATACGAATTGGAAAGAAGAAACGGAAACTTTGATTGCTTTAAGAGATTTTGCTTTAGAAAATCCAGATTATAAAATTTTATATATTCATACAAAGGGAGCATCTAAAAATACTCTAGAATCTCAATCTTGGAGATTAATGATGGAATATTTTGTAATTGATCGATGGAAAGAGTGTGTAGAATATCTAAATGAATATGATTGTGTAGGTCAAACATGGACAGTTCTTGGGGATACTGTTTGGTCAAATGGTGACACTACTCCAAATGTTAATAATGTTGGACATTATCCTGGAAATTTTTGGTGGGCAAATGCATCTTATATTAATAAATTAGATCATGAATATTTGGGAACTGGTTATAGATTGGATAGAGAATTTTGGATTGGCACTGGAAGAAATTATAAATCAAAATCTTTAAATCCTTGGAAAAGTGATTTTTGTTTGAATAAAGATTTGAGTGATTATTATTTTTCAGAAATAGAGTATATAAAATGAGAGAATGTAATGGTTGCACTGCTTGCTGTACTTGGTTAATTGGTAATGCCTATGGGTGGGAATTTGGAAACGGAAAAACCTGTAAATTTTTGGAATGTAATGGATGTGGAATTCATAAAGTAAGACCAGAAGTTTGTGAAAAATATTTTTGTGCTTGGTCACAAGAACTTATAGATGAAGAATATCGACCAGATAAATGTGGAGTTTTAGTTTCTGTAGAACAAAATGAAAATGGACAATATCTAAAAATAATTGAAATTGTAAAAGGATCAATAAATAATAATATCGTAGAGTATTTTGAAAGTTGGAGTCAAAAAATGAATACTCCCATAATATTTGTAAAACAATAAGTAACAAAAATGCCTAGAAATCAAAGGGAAGAAGTTAATTTTCGATTTACTGAAAATAATGTTGAATATTCATTTTCTGATGTTTTTGTTCCTAGTGATATTTTTGTAGAAGGTGATTTATGGGCTTGGGGAAGTAGAGCTTCAGGATCACTTGGTAATAATGAGGCATCAACAGTTGGACAAAGAAGTATTCCAATCACTTTACCATTAGTAGCAGGAAAATTGGGAGTTTCTAAATGGTCAACTGTTTTTGCTGGTAGTGATTATTCGGCAGCAATAAAGACTGATGGATCTTTATGGTTATGGGGAAGCAATTCTGGAAAATTGGGCAATTTTCAAATAAATACTAGATCTACTCCAATTACTACATTTCTTGGTGGAAATAATTGGTCATCTATTTCCTTAGGAAGAAATCATACGGCAGCAATTAAGACTGATGGATCTTTGTGGTTATGGGGATCTACTAGTTATGGACAACTGGGTATTTTTGTTGGAGGAATTACCGCATTCCGAAGCACTCCAATTACTACATTTCTTGGTGGAAGTTGGTTATCAGTTTCTTGTGGAGCATTTCATACAGCAGCAGTCAGGAATGATGGAACAATGTGGTGTTGGGGGAGAAATGATACAGGAGCACTGGGGAATAATAGACCAGGATCGACAAATGCTGCTAATTATAGGAGTACTCCAGTCACAACAATTTTGGGTGGAATCAACTGGTCATCTGTTGCATGTGGATATGAATCCACAACATCAATCAAGTCCGATGGGTCATTATGGTCTTGGGGTACTGGTAGTGGTGGGCAATTGGGAGACAATAATGTCTTATCTAGAAGCACTCCAGTTACAACACTTTTAGGTGGATTTACTTGGTCATCTGTTACTTGTGGATCTTCACACATAGTAGCACTCAAGACTGATGGAACTTTATGGACTTGGGGAAGTAATACTAATGGACAACTTGGAGTCAATAATACTACAAATAGAAGAACCCCAGTCACCACATTACTTGGGGGAACCAATTGGAAAACACTTGGTATACTTAATTGTGAAACTATATCTTCAGTAGCAATCAAAACGGATGGAACTTTATGGACTTGGGGTGCTGGTGGTGATGGACAATTGGGAATTAATGCTACTCCTATAGGTAGAAGTACTCCAGTTACAACAATTATAGGTGGATATTTTTGGAAGTCGGCTTCCATTGGTCAAAATCATGGATTAGGTATTCAAGTCGCAACTAATGATTTTATTTAACTTTTAAAAATTATGAAAACTCTTTATTTTCTTTCTGGTCTTCCCAGAAGTGGATCTACATTACTAGGTTCTATTCTTTCTCAACATCCAAAACTTCAAGCAACTCCAACATCTCCATTGGCAGATTTACTTTGTTGGATTGATGATGGATTTTCTAAGTTGGATATTCAATACACTTATGATAAGGATAATATTCAATATAATACTTATCATTCAATTTTAGAAAACTTTTATAATCATTTAGAAAAACCCTGTATTCTTGACAAACACAGAGGTTGGTGCAAGAATGTTTCTTCTATTGAAAAATTTCTTCACCAAAAACCAAAAATTATAGCAACCAATCGTAGAATATCAGAAGTTCTTGCTTCTTATATTATTCTTATGGAAAAAAATAAAACTGATAACTTTGTAGATGATCATTTAAGAAGAGAGGGAAAGGTGATCACAACAACTAATCGAATTGAATGTCTTTGGAAAAATTATGTATCTGATTCATATGAAAGTTTAGTTTATGGACTTAAACATTATGGTGAAAATATTCATTTGGTAAATTATAATGATCTTACGCAAAATCCAAAAGAAACAGTTGAAAAAATTTATAAATTTTTAGAATTAGAGTTTCATCAACACGATTTTTCTAACATTCTAAATACTTGTGCCGAAGATAAGGATCATGCTTGGGGTATTGAAAATCTTCATAAGATTCGTCCAAAACTTCAAAGAACTTCACCACCTCCAGAGGAAATCATCGGTGAAGAAAATGTAAAACTTTATGATAAATTTAATATATGAAAAAGATTGAAGTATTTTTGAGACATTGTTATTACTCAAAGATTCAAGAACAACCAAATAAAGAAAGACCAGATTGGTGGAATAAAGAAAAAGTATTTGAAAACTTTAAGAATACTTTAAATTCTGAAACTACTAACTATACCATAATCTACGACGAGTATTATGGTAAGATAGAAGATACATTTCTTTCTTCAGAAGAAAATGTTCATATTATCAATGCTGGTGGTGAAGCAAAAAGTTTTTTAAGAACGATTGAATATATTTTATCAAAAGATTTTGATGATGAAACAATCATTTATTTTCTAGAAGATGATTATGTTCATAGACCAAACTGGGATATAATTCTACAAGAAGGATTTGAACTTCCTGTTTCCTATGTAACTCTTTATGACCATAGGGATAAGTATACTGAAATGTATGCTGATTTGATGAGTAAGATTTTGATTACAGAAAACTCTCATTGGAAACCAGTTCCCTCAACGACAAATACTTTTGCTACAAAGTTTAAAACATTGAAGGAAGATAAGAGAATTCATTATCAGTATTCTATGAATACAGAACCTACATTAGATCATCAAAAGTTTTTAGAACTAAATCAAAAGGGAAGATACTTAATTTCTTGTCTTCCTGGTTATTCAACTCATTCTGTAAAGGAATGGATTTCACCTTGTATTGATTGGAGTCAGTATCTATGAATATAACTTTATATGCGATTTGTAAAAATGAAGAAAAGCACATCGAAAAATTTATAGAAAATTCTAAAAATTTTCCTCATACTGTTGTGGTTGACACTGGTAGTACAGATAATACAGTTCAACTTCTACGCGATGCTGGTATAGAAGTTTATGAGCATCCTCAAATAAAAAAAGAATTTGACTTCTCAGTAGCAAGAAATCAGGCGCTTTCTTATGTAAAAACTGATTGGGCATTTTCTGTCGATTTTAATGAAGATATTCGGGATGTTTATTTTGAAGGATTGGAAATTATTGAAAATGAGTTCACAACATTCAAACATTTAAGATATGATGATAATGGAGATGAAAATCCAACACAATCAAATGAAGTTCATGTGAGATTTCATCGTACAAAGAATTATAAGTGGGTCAATGCTGTTCATGAAATGCCAGTTTTTGTTTCTACTGAAGAATTTTCTGAAGAAGTTTCTATAGAGACATCTATTAAAATCACTAAAAAAATTAATCGGTCAGTTTCAAAAGAACTTTTTTACTTTGATATTTGTGAAAGAGAATATCAGAAAGATCCTAATAACTGGTATTATATTTGGTTTATTTTCAATCATTACTTCAATGTTGGAAACTATCAAAAGGCATTTGAGTTTGGACAAAACTACTTGAATGTTTCTAAAGCATATTTTGATACTTTTAGAATCATTGCATTTATTAGATGTAGTGTTTGTTTAATGCATCTTCAAGATATGGAGAAATCTGCAAATTATTCTTTTCATGCATTGAGTGAATCTATGAACATGGGAGAACCATATCTATCTCAAGCATTTTCATATCTTAATGAGTTATCCAAAAAAATAAACAATCCAAATATTACTGTATTTGCAACTGCTTTTAATTCGGAAACTTTAAGATTTCCAGAAAGACATGAAGCAATTGATAAATTATTTTTAACTAATCTTTATGATATTCCCTCAACTTGTTGGACAGGTCATCGAGGATTTGCTGAATGGTTAGTTCGTCATTTAAAACCAAAGGTGATTGTTGATCTGGGAGTTGACTGGGGATTTTCAACATTTGCATTTGGAATGCCTAGAATTGGACATGTCTATGGTGTAGATACTTTTGAGGGGGACAAGTTCACTGGTAAAACTGGGGGGCAAAATTATGATTATGTTATTTCAAAAAGAGAAAAACTTTTTATGAAAGACAATGTAACTTTCATACAGGGGTATTTTGATGATATAGCAAAAACCTGGGATAAAAAAATTGACATCTTACATATTGATGGAGACCATTCCTATGATGCAGTTAAAAATGATTTTGAAACTTGGAGTCAATTTGTGAGTGAAGATGGAGTTATCTTACTTCATGATACTTGTGTTGAGACTATAAATGGAAATGAATATGGAGTTAAGCAATTCTTTGAAGAAATTGATTTACCAAAATGTACATTTACTCATACTTTTGGACTTGGTGTTATTTCAAAAAATCAAAAGTTAATTGATTTGATTCAAAATAATTTTGACTTGTCTAAACCTTTATGAAATATATTTTTGAGTATGGTTTATGGGAAAATGATTTTTTTCTTAATGAAATCTTACCAAAAGGAGAAGTTGAGTACATACGACAGGAAAATATTGAGAGTACTGAAAATATTTGTGATGTTTTTGCATTTGCTTATAGATTTCATAATTTTTTTGATATTAGAAACACTATACGAAGAATCAAACCAAAAGTAGTCATCATGACTTCTGATGAGTTTTACCAAGAAAATAATTCAATCTATAATGAACTTGGAAATGAATGTGAATTATTTTTAAGACAATATCATCATTCTGGAAATACTTATACAACAAATACGATTCATATTCCACTTGGTTATACTAATGGTTGTAAAGTTTTTAATATACCAAAAAAATTAAAGTGGTCTTGGTTTGGTGAAATTAAAAATGATAGAATTCAAATGTTAAATCAGTTTCGTCAACTTACATCATATTTGATTGGAAATTCTTTACCGAAAGAAGTAATGTGTAAAATTTATTCAGAATCTGTGTTTGTTCCTTGTGGTCGTGGAAACTCATCTTTGGATTGTTATCGTCTTTATGAAGCATCTATGAATGGTGCAATACCTGTGGTTGTGGGGTCAAAAGAAGAAATTGAATCTACATTCAAATACGAAGAAAATCCTCCTTGGATTTTTGCTGAAACTTGGAATGAAGCAGTAGAAAAATGTATGAGCACTGAAATTAATTCTCAAAGTGTGATAGAATGGTGGAATCGACGAATATCTAAAATAAAAACTAAAGTAAAACAAGTATTATGAAAATTACAATACCCATATCTGTAGGAGAACTCATTGATAAAATTACAATTCTTGAAATAAAATCTTTGTTAGTGAATAACGAATATATAGAAAGAGAATTAAATGAACTTTATAAATTAAGAAGTACAATAACTCAATACATTTTAGATTGTGAAATTAAACTAAAAAAAGTGAATGAAATTCTGTGGAAAATTGAAGATAAAATCAGACAGAAGGAAAAAAATGAAGAATTTGATGAAGAATTTATTGAATTGGCACGGAGTGTTTATATTAACAATGATAAAAGATCTGAAATTAAAAAACAAATTAATGAAAGAACTAATTCTGAATACCGCGAGGTGAAATTTTATGAAAAATATGCTATAATGTCTTCAAATTTGTAAAAAGTATGAATAACTTTGTCAAACTGGCCCTTGAAAATGGTGGATCTATTCATCCGCTTATAATTCCTGCATCTGAGTTACAAGGACCAGCAATTACAAACCCATCTATCTACAATGATAATGGTAGAATTCTTGTAAATCTCAGAAATATTAACTACACTTTATATCATTCTGAGAAGAAAAAGTTTCAGCATCATTGGGGTCCATTGATCTACATTCATCCCGAGAATGATCTTCGTCTTCGCACATGGAATTATATGTGTGAGATGGATGAGAATATGAGAATCAAACGGTATCACCGCATTGATACTTCAAAGCATCCAGATAAAGAACTTTGGGAATTTGTTGGACTTGAAGATGCAAGAATTGTTAGATGGAATGGTAAACTTTACACTTGTGGAGTTAGAAGAGATCTAGATACTATTGGTACAGGAAGAATGGAGTTATGTGAAATTGAAATTACTGAGAATGGTGTAAAAGAAATTAGTCAACATCGTATTCCAACTCCTGGTGATGATAAATCTTATTGTGAAAAGAATTGGATGCCAATTCTTGATATGCCATATCACTTTGTGAAATGGACTAATGGTACTGAAGTTGTTAAGTATGATATTGAAAAAGGTGCGACAGAAACTGTAAAACTTGTTGATTATAAGGAACTTGGTTGCATTGATCTTCGTGGAGGATCGCAAATTATTCCATTTGGTGATGAATATAGATTCTGTTTAAATCATGAAACTTTCCTGTTTCAAAGTGAACAAAATAGAAAGGATGGAATCTATAAGCATAGATTTACAGTTTGGGATAAAGATTGGAACATTATAAAAGTATCTCCACAGTTTTCTTTCTTGAATGCTGAGATTGAGTTTGCAGTGGGTATGTGTGAGTATGGTGATGATTATCTAATGACCTTTGGGTTTCAAGATAATGCTGCTTATCTCCTTAGAGTATCGCAAAAATTTGTTCAAGATTTTATTTTTAATGAGCAATTGAGTTAAATTTATGAAGATCAATACTTATCATATAAATTGTTATGGCAGTGTTACGAATTTATGTGAGATTGGATCAAAATATGGAACTGATAAATCACCTGTTTTCAATAATTTGAGCAAAAATTATTATAATCAAGAATATAGACATTCATATACTTCGTTTTATTCTATTTTGTTTTCTACTTTAAAAAATAAAACAATAAATTTTGGGGAAATTGGAATTGCTCACAATGCTTCAATTAAAATGTGGAGAGAATATTTTTCAAATGCAAAAATATATGCTTGGGATGGGTCTATTGAAAATATAAAGAAAGCAGAAAATGATCATCTAAATGATGTTGTATATGATTATATGCATACCTCATATGAAGAATCTATTCAAAAGGCATTTTTGAATAGTGAAGTAAAATTTGATGTATTACTTGATGATGCAAGTCATTTTTTCTGGGATCAAATAAGAGTAATTCGTTTATGTACTGATTATTTGAAAACTGGATCTCTTTTGATTATTGAAGATATTGATAAAAATTTACCAAATACAGATTACATAACAGAGATTACGAAGTATGGTCATGATAAATTTTTTGATGATATTTCATTTATTGAGTTTGATCATAAAAATACTGAATTGGGAGACTTTAATAATGATAAAATTATTTTAATGGTGGCAAAATAAATGAGTTTAGATTATAGAAATTGTATTAATTTTGCACTTCCATATTTGCCTATGAATTCAATAGTGATTGATGTTGGATGTAATATCGATCCGATAGTAGAAATGAACTATGCGGAGTGGATTGAAAATTGGAATGATGACTTTACTTTTCTTGTACTGGAAAGTCTACCTAAAGCAAAATGTATTGGTATAGAACCCCTACATTGGGAAACTTATGAAAAAAGATGGGAAAATGATCCTAGGGTTGATTTATTCAAAATAGGTTTATCTGATAGAAATTGTTTTGAAACAATATTTTTTCCTGGAGTTCATCATGTTATTTCTAGTTTTTATAAACAAGAATTTTTTAATCAATATGATGTTCAAACTAAAGAAGTTGAATGCAAAACATTAGATGCATTAAGTTCTGAATTAAACTTGGAGCACATTGATTACTTAAAAATTGATACAGAGGGAGCAGAGTATAAAATACTTTCAGGTTCAACAACACTTCTTGAAGACAAAAAAATATCCTTTATTCAATTTGAATATGGTCTTTCGGACAATACTATACCTTCTGTAGAACTAATTTGTAACTTGTTAAGTGAATATGACTATAAAGAAGTTTTAACTTCTGGAAGAGAAAAACTGTGGGTAAATGGACAGATATATAAAACAATGAATTAAAAATTTATATGAAAACAAATAATAAAATTTCATTGATATGTGCCTGCAAAAATAGAATTAAACCTCTTTTAATTTCTTTGGCGTCATGGTTATTGATTGATGAGATTGTAGAAATTATTATTGTTGATTGGAACTCGGATGAACCAATTGATTATATTACTAATTTGGATCCTAAAATTAAAGTAATAAGAGTCTCTGATCAAGAATTTTTTAATCAACCACAACCATTAAATTTAGCATTAAAACTTTGTACTCAAGAATTTGTAATAAAAGTCGATTCTGATCATGTTTTTAATCCTTATTGGAATTTCTTTGATAGGTATGTGATTGATGATAATTCTTTTGTTTGTGGAGATCCTAGTATTAGTAATATAGATGGATCTGTACAACCTTATTTTGTATATTTAAGAGGAATTCTTTATATTAAAAGAAAGTTTTTGGAAACAGTTGGTGCATGGAACGAAAATATGGGAGAATATTATGGTGGAGAAGATGGTGAGATAGAAAATAGATTGGAATTATATGGATTAACCAAGCAAAAATTAAACTTGGATTATACACTTATACATATTCCACATTCAAATAAGGAAAGAATTTCAAATTTTAAGGGATATACTTCTAATACTAATTTGAATGAGTCTGTAAGAGGGCAGTTATCTCAAGGTTTGAGTGGAAATGAATTAGAATGGAATGTTGAATATGTTTTAGCTGAGAGTCATATTAATTCTAATGTACAAACATTCTATAATTCTACTTCTTACTATGTTGAACCAAAAACAAACTGGGACATAATTCAATTAGACGATCAAAATTATATTGCGAACATGGTATAATAGTATGAATAAGATAGTTTTTAAAAGGAGATAAAAATATGATACTAGATTTTGATTATGTCTATGACAAATATAATTTGAATGTTTCTGGACTCCTTCATATTGGCGGACATTATGGTGGTGAGTTGCAGAAATATAAGTCTCATAATATAAACAATATTGTTTTGTTTGAACCATTATCTTCAAACTTTTTAGTACTAAGTGAGGCAGTAAAGAATATTGGTGGAAATATTGTTGCCCATCAAGTTGCTCTTGGGAATGATAACCGAAAGGTTACAATGAACATCAGTAGCAATGAGGCACAGAGTAGTTCTATTCTCACTCCAAAGGTTCATCTGACTGCACATCCAGAAGTTTCTTTTTCTGGAACTGAAGAAGTTGAGATGAAGAAACTTGATGATTATGATTATAAAGATTATAATATGATCGTTGTCGATGTTCAGGGATACGAACTTGAAGTTCTGAAAGGAGCATCTCAAACATTGCACAATATCGATTACATTTATTGTGAAGTTAATCGTGATGAAGTTTATGAAGGTAATGCAAGAGTAGAAGAAATTGATGAGTTTCTTTCTACTTATGGATTTAAAAGAGTAGAAACTCAATGGTATTATACTGAGGTATGGGGGGATGCTTTGTACATGAAAGAAAAAAAATCTAGCCCTAATGTTTCATTAATTTGTGTATGTAAGAATCGTCTTGAGTCTCTTAGAGTTTCTTTAAGTTCTTGGTTACTTTTTGATTCAATTAAAGAAATTATTATTATAGATTGGGATTCTGAAAAACCAATTCATAATTTGACTCAGTGGGATCCTAGAATCAAAGTGATTCATGTGAATAATAAAAAATATTTTAATTTAGCACAACCACTGAATCTTGCCGCAAGTCAGGCAACTGGAGATTATATTTTGAAGGTTGATACTGATTATATAATAAATCCATATTATAATTTCTTAGAATCTTATTCAATTGATGAAACTTGTTTTGTGAGCGGTGCTCACGATGCTCCAGATTTGGTTTATGATATTAATGAAGGTGGAGAATATGCCGTAGATATGGCGAAGAATGAATTTATGAATGTTGTTGATTATGTGAATTGTTTCAGTCACTACTTCAGATATTTGAGAGGAATGCTTTATGTATCAAGAGATAATTTTTTAAGAGTAAATGGATATGATGAATCAATTCATACTTATGGATTTGAAGATGGCGATATGGAAACCAGACTCAAATCATTGGGATTAACACATAAGAAGATTTCTTACGATCATTCTTTAATTCATATCCCACATTCCGATAAGAAAAGAATAGAAAATTGTAAGTATGATTTGCATGATGAAAAGGAAATAAGATATAATCTTTCTCATTTCTATAGTGGAGATATACTAGAAGCACAAACTTATTATGGAGTTGTAAGTCGTTTAGTGCAAAAAAATGGAGATGTTTCTAGAAGAAAAGGACGTAAAATAACTTGGAAAATTAATCAGATTGACGATCAAAACTATGTTGCTGAAGATACAATTATGTTAAAATTAAAAGAATTTCCATCTGTTAATTATGTAAGTCTTGAAGAAAGTACAGATCGTCAAACAACTCTTGTAAATCAATTCTATGAACATGGAATTACTAATATCAATTCTGTGATTTCAAAAAGATTTGCAGAATCAAATGATGTAGTTACTGGTAAGTATGCTTATACTCTGAATGATGGCACAAAAGGATGTGTAGTATCTCATCTTAAAGCAATCAAAAACTGGTATGAGAATACTGATGAAGACTATGGATTCTTCTGTGAGGATGATCTGAGTCTTGAAACTATTCAGTACTGGAACTTTACATGGGAAGAATTTATTAAAAAAATTCCTTTGGATGCTGAGTGTGTTCAACTTCTTACTATTCGTGGTGACTTTGAAACCTTTGAACTCCGTGAGAGGCAGTGGAATGATTGGGCAGCAACAGCATATATTATCACTAGAGATTATGCGAAGATGTTAATTGATACTTACATTCGAAATAATACTTATCATCTTGAGGTGCCAAATTCTGAGGTAATGCCTTTGATTGAAAATATTTTATTCTCTGGTAAGACTTATACTGCTCCTTTATTTGTAGAAAATATAGAATTTAATTCTACATTTGTCGGTTCTGATGATGATGTTAATGATGGACAAAAGAGAGATCATTATTATGCTCATGATACAGTGTTGAATTATTGGAAAGGAAATTTGCAAGAGAAGAAGATACCTAAAAGTAAATCATTTACTATTAAACCTCGCAAACCTAAGTCAAAAATCGTTGATTGCTTTCCATATTTTAATGAGAAAGAAATTCTAGAATTGAGAATTAATTTACTTAAAGATCATGTGGATAAATTTGTAATTGTTGATGCAAATAAATCTTTTACTGGAAAAGAAAAACCATTTACATGTAAAAATACACTTAAAGAACTTGGTCTGTGGGATGAAAATAAAATTCAAGTAATTGAACTTGATTTACATTCTGATGATGATGAAATTGATTTTACTGATACTGACAGGCATTTCAATCATAATGATCCCAAATTGATGCTAATTGGATCTCGTGAGAGGATGCAAAGAAATGCACTTCTTTCTATTGTAGATCAATTTGATGATGAAACTGTGTTTATTGTGAGTGATTGTGATGAAATAATTAATCCAGAACATCTTACTTATGTTCCTAATATTATTAGAAGTAATCCAAATATTATCTTTAAAATTCCCTTGGTATATTGTGAAGGTAGAGCAGATTTAAGATTGTTTTATGAATCAAATAATAATCCAGTTCAATGGGACTGCTCTATGTTCTTGGCGACAAAAAATCAGTTAAAAACTCATACGCCAAATGAAATTAGATCTAATTTTAATATTTCTTATCCCATTTCATATATTGGTCAATATGAAAATGAAAATTATCTAAGATATGAAGATATGGGATGGCATTTTAGTTGGATGGGGGATACTGATAGAAAGAAATTAAAATCTTTATCTTATAGTCATTATGATCATGAATTTGAACATATCATTTATAAAAAATGTTCTGGAAAGTTGATGGAAGAATTCATAGAAAATCATAAAGCAGAGGAAGGAAATATTAGTGTTTCTGGGCATATTGGAACGGTTATGAAAAAATATCCACAAGAAACTCTTCCTCAAATTATTTTTGATTTACCAAGAGTTAAAGAATTTTTATTGCCGAGTATTTCATCAAAATCTGAATTTGAAGAATTACTTACGAAATATTCTTTAGATACTGAAAATGCAGATCATAATTTTGCATTGGGCGTTTGGTATGAAAATCAAGGTCATACTGCACCTGCACTTTCATATTATCTAAGATGTGCTGAGCGAGCAGAAGATGAAGATCTTGCTTACGAGGCTTTAATTCGCGGATCTTATTGTTATGAAAAACAAGGAACAAGAGATGGAAGTTCAAGATCTATGTTGTGGCAAGCACAAGCGTTTCTTCCTCACCGCCCAGAAGCATATTTTCTTCTCAGTCGTTTTGCTGAAAGAAGAGATTGGTGGCAAGATTGTTATCTAAATGCTGATTTAGCTCTTAGGTATTGTAGATTTGATTGTAAATCTTTGAGAACTGATATAGAATATCCAGGAAAATATGGACTTCTCTATGAAAAATCAGTTGCCAGCTGGTGGTGGGGTAAGGGAAAAGAAACCAGACAACTTCTTCAGGAAATCAAGGAAAATTATGAACTTACTCCAGAATATTATGATATTATAGGAAAAAAACTGATGGGATATGCCAGTGGACATGTTCCTGAAGAAGAAATTAAATATAATAAAAGTAGATATGGTGATTTTAGATTTGAATTTGATGGATTAGAAAGAATTGAAAGGAATTATTCTCAAGCATTTCAAGATATGTTTATTCTTTCTTTACTTAATGGTAAGAAAAATGGACTTTACTTAGAAATAGGAGCACAAGAACCTTTCTTCCAAAATAATACTGCACTTTTAGAAACTGAATATGATTGGAAAGGTATTTCTATAGAGATTAGGGAAGATCTTTGTAATATGTTTAGACAGCAGAGGAAAAATTCTATTGTTTGTCAAGATGCAACTACAATCGATTATACATATTTGTTAGATGAATTTGGACAAGGAAATGTTTTTGATTATTTGCAGATTGATTGTGAACCATCAAAAACAACCTTTGAGATTCTTCTCATGATTCCATTTGAAAAATACCAGTTTGGTATTATTACTTATGAGCATGATCATTATGTAGATATGACCAATTCTTATAGAAACAAGTCAAGGGAATATTTGGAATCAAAGGGATATAAACTCATTGTAACGAACATTTCTGCTAATGAGTTCTGCCCATTTGAGGATTGGTGGTATCATCCAGATCTAATTGATCAAGAAATGGTAAATAAGATGAAAAATATTTCTGATGTCACTGATGTTAGAAAATACATGTTCAATTAAATAGAAAGATAAAATGAATTTTACAATTTATTCAAAAGAAAATTGCCCATACTGTCATAAAGTTAAAACTGTTCTTGAGTTGACAGGAAATAGGTTTGTGGTGTATAATTTGGGAGAAGACTTTACTAAGGAAGAATTCTATTCTGAATTTGGTGAAGGTTCTACTTTTCCACAAGTTCTTTGTGATGATCAAAAACTTGGTGGATGTGTGGATACAGTTAAATTTTTAAAAGAAAAACAAGTTGTTAGATAAGAACCTAAATAAAAATGGCAATCATGGTATGAACCGTGGTGTCGAATTGATTCTCTCAGGAGGAAAAAGAAAGCAGACCTATCCATTTCATATCATTTTTGAAAAGATGATTTGCTTTCTAAAACGGGAAGTAACCATCTATTTTGAATTTTCCTTCAAATTGAGGAAAAGAGATCAGTAATTTCCCGGAGAAAAGAAATGTTAGCAATCAGTCTAGTATTCGGTTCATTTTTAACCGTTTTATTTCTTATAGTGGGACTTATAGGTGGTTGGGTGGCCAGAGAGTATATGATGAACTATCGGGAGATTCCAAGACCTCATCCCGAAATGTTCGATAATCAAGGAAACTTGATTCCAGATGAGGTCATAGCATTTAATTTTGAAAACTATCATGACTACGACGACACAGAAGAAGACGACGATTAAACCAAAAACTGTAGTAGCAAAAGAACCTGCAGTAATTGAAGAACTTCCAGTAAATCCATTTTCATATGAAGTTTTGAATCTTGTATCAAAACAGCGTTCAAATGTGAAAAAGGTTGAAGTTCTTAAAAAATATGATCATCCTTCCTTGAAGGCATTGTTTATTTGGAATTTTGATGAAAGTATTGTTTCAGTTCTTCCTTCAGGGGAAGTTCCTTATGCTGCAACAAGTGAGCAAAATTCTTTCAGTGGAACTCTTTCTGAAAAGATTGAAGATGCTGTAAGCAAAATGAGTGAGATGGGATCTAATTCTCTTGGTTCTCAGGATCAAGGTAGATCATCAATTCGTAAAGAATATCAAAAATTTTATAATTTTCTAAAAGGTGGTAATGATAGTCTAAGTTCTCTTCGTAGAGAAAGTATGTTTATCAATATTCTTCAAGGTCTTCATCCACTAGAAGCAGAAATTCTAATTCTTGTAAAAGATAAGAAACTTGATACCAAGTATAAGATTAGTAAAGAAATTGTTTCAGAGGCATATCCTGATATCCAGTGGGGAAATCGAGTATAAATTTAATTTTTAATTATGAGGAAATAACTTTGGAAAATACAACTAAAGACGATCCAATGTCAGCAGAACAAGAAAAGACATTCACTAAAGAGAATATAAAGGAAGTTTGGTCCAGTCAAGAACGGGAAACTTCCAAGTCTCGCTATGGGTGTGAAATTCTACAAGAAAAGTGTACTAAACAAGATGCAAAAAATAAGCAATTGCCTATTGATTCGTATCTAGTCACTTACATGATTGATGATAATATTTTTTATGATATTATTAGGGCAAGTAAAAGAGTTGATATTTTTGACATGTATTATGATAAATTTGGAAACTGTCTTAAATCTATGGAGTGGACTGATGGTAGAATAAGTCCTAGACTCTGGGGATATAAACCACCTCAAACCAAAAAGAGAAAATGATTTCAAAAATACTGGGAAAAATTTTCCGGTATTTTTTTGTTTGTACAGGATTTTATAAATAACTAAAAAGACGAAAAAACATGAAATCGTTTAATCAATTTTTGCAAGAATCATATTTGAATGAAGAACCTGCTGGTAGACCAATGAAGAAAAGAAAACCTGGTGGACCAACATATGAACAAGAAATGCAAAAAATAAACGCTAGAGAGGCTGAGGCGGCGGCAAGAAAAGCACAGAGGGGTCCAACAGGTGCTGCTGCGGATTCTACGACACAATTTAGACGACAGGGAACTACTACTAATGTTTCTGGACCAGATGTGAGGGGGGGAACTGAAAAGGCGGGGGCATTAGCATTAAGGCCAGAACCTGGTGCATTAGCAAAAACGCCAAAGTCTTCTGGTGCATTAGAAAAAACATCAAAATCTGGTATTAGGGGAGAAAATGGAACAGGTGGTGAAATGGTAAAGGCACAAGAACCTGGTAAATTAGCACGTTCTACTGGTAGGAATCCGAGTATTCCAGATGCTATGCTGAGAGGAGCACAAGATGCTGCAAATAAACCTCCTGCCACACCTAAACCTCCTGCTTCTACACCTACTAAACCTTCTTCTTCTGTAGGAAAACCACCAGCACTTTCTTCAACCAATGCGAGAAGGGCAGCTGCAGAAGCAAAGAAAGCAGCAGCAAAGGCTGGAAGTGGTCCAGGCGGAAAAGCAATCGTCACTCCAGCACCATCTTCTGGTCCAGGTGGCGGCCCTGGAGGTGGCGGCCCTGGCGGTGGCGGCCCTGGAGGTGGCGGCCCTGGAGGTGGCGGCCCTGGCGGTGGCGGCCCAAAACCACCAACTGGACCAAAATTAAAAGTTCCTGCAGGTGCTAAAAAAGCACTTAGAATTGGTGGTAAATTACTGGGCCCAGCGGCCGCTGCTCTTGATGTTGCCGATGAGAGATCAAAGGGATCTGGATGGTTAAGATCATTGGCAAAAGGTGCCGTAGTTGCCGCTGGTGGTGCCGCTGGTGGTGCTGCTGGAACTGCTGCTGGTCCAGTTGGAACATTTGCTGGTGCTACAGGTGGTGCGATGGCAGCATCTAAGGCATTTGATGTTGTTGCTGGAAAGAATGCAAGAGAAAGAGCAGCAGATAGAATGGCGAATCGCCAAAGACAAGCAGGAACTGCTGTTAAAGGTATTGGTGGTAAAACTACATTCAGTCAAACCAAACCAGGTGGTGCTGGATTCATGTCAACTGGTTCTGGATCACAAAGAAAAACAGTTCAACTTGCCAAGACTGGTGTAGTTCAACGAGGTGGACAATCTGTTGCGGGTCATCTTGCATTCAAGACAGATTCGAAAGGTCAAAAACAAGCAGTCTATAAGGCACCACCTGCTCCTGGAACTGGAACTAAAAATCCATTAGAAAGAATTGGTAGATCTTTATTTAAAGGTGCTTATAAGCAATCTGATGCCGCGAATGCTGCTAGAAACCTTGCTGCTGCAAGACAGAATGATGCTAATCGCCAAAAAGCACTTGGAGTCAAGTTCGGTCCTGGTAAATAAAACTTTATCTTAAGTTATAAAACTACTTGACTAAATATTCACAATGAGGTTATAATACCTCTACGTTCAACCCATAAGGGTCGGAAGTAAGCCGACGTGGAACGGATCGTTCATCTATGGAAACACTCTTACTCAGTTGTCTTCAGGCACAATTGATTATTGGAAGAGTTATGAAGGCAAATATGCCTCCACAAACTCGTAATAATTTAATTTGGGAAATCAAACAGATTACTCCCAAAGGGTGTAAAATAGACGCAACCGCCGACTGAAGGAACGCTCTTTAACCTAAACCCCTAAGGAGAAAACCTAATGTCACAAGTAAAAGTAAAAACTAATAATAACTGGCAACTTGTTCTAATCAAAAAACAAAAAGAGAAAGAACAACGCGAACATCAAGCAAAACTAGCAATGGCGATGCGCTGATATTCTAGGAGGGATTGATTCCCTCCTTTTTTTATGCTAAAATGAATTGAAAGAATTTTAACCTATGGATAAGGAAAAAGTAAAACTTATCGTTCGTAATTTGGAACTCCTTGTGGATTCTTTGAAGGCAGAAATTTATTCTGATGTATCATCATATCGATTTGATGATATTGTACCAAGAGAAGTAGATTATGATGAAGTATTCGAGGATGACGATGACTAAAAAGGCAAAACAATTGGTAAGGATGCTTGAGAAACTTACAAAACAGGATCATTTATATTCTGGTGAGAAACTCAAAGAAATGAAAGCACAATTGCGAGTTGTAAAAGAAGAACTCGCACAGATCGAAGCACAACACTCAAAAGGATTTGGAAAGAAATGAGACCTATTAAATCAAAAGATCTACTTGAACTTGATAAGAATCTTGAGGTAGTAAAACTTCAATGCTACCCAATCCCAGAACAAGTAATTTGGCAAGCAGGTAAGGGTGATTATTCTGAAGTTCCTATTCATCAAGTGGAAGTTCCTAGCAATCAAAAATGTGGTGAGTGGGTTGTAGAACAACTTCTGGCAAATGAAAGGGGA